ATTCTAAGAACAGACCAAAATCAGATAAAAGAATTGAATTTAGATCTAAGAATTTTGTTGGTCGACCAAATGGAGATAAGTTAGGTTTTCAACCAAAATAAATTATTGAGGCTTTATGACTACATTTGTGACTGGTGGATTGGGGTTTATTGGTTCTAATTTTGTAATCTCCCACCTTAAAAAATATCCTTCGGATGAGATTGTCGTCCTCGACAATTACTCTTATTCTGCAAACAGCAGTAATCTAGATAAATTTTATGATGACTGGCGATTGCAAGTCAAGAGAGTTGACATTCGCAATCTTCAATTTTTGGAGCACATGTATTCCAGCTATGAACCAGATATTACTTTCCATTTTGCGGCTGAGTCTCATGTTGATAATTCTATCCGTGGTGACGATGACTTTCTTAGCACCAATATTAACGGCACCCATAACATTCTAAAGTGCATCAAGAAATATGGTGGCAAGTTAGTCCATGTTTCTACTGATGAAGTTTATGGAAGTCTTGGTCCAGATGATCCTTCGTTCAGCGAAACAACGCCATACGACCCACGCAACCCATACTCTGCAACTAAAGCAGCCAGCGACCACCTAGTTCGCTCGTATGTAAACACGCATAACCTAGAAGCAGTTGTAACTAACTGTTCGAACAACTATGGTCCTCGTCAGCACAAAGAAAAGTTTATTCCAACTATCATTCAACATATCAAAAACAACACACCCATTCCTGTTTACGGTAATGGTTCTAATATTCGTGACTGGTTGTTTGTTGAAGACCATTGCGATGCACTTTTAACTATTGGCGAAAACTTTAAGCGTGGTGATCGGTACAACATTGGTGGTGGATTTGAGTGTGACAATCTAACCATGGTTTCTATGATTTTGAATATCATGGGTAAGCCACCAGAAACACATAAGAATTGGATTAATTTTGTGGATGATCGAAAGGGTCATGATTTGCGTTATTCGATAAATTCAGGTAAAATTAAAAATGAACTTGGATGGGAAGCAAAAACAAATATATTTGATGGTTTGAGAAAAACTGTGGAGTGGTATCTATGAGAAAGGGTATAATTCTATCAGGTGGAATGGGCACTCGTCTTTACCCATGCACTGAAGTGACTTCGAAACAATTATTGCCAGTTTATGACAAGCCGCTGGTGTATTATCCATTATCGACATTGATGATGGCTGGTATTCGCGATATCATGATTGTAAACTCGCCGAATGACGCAGAAGCATTTAAGCGACTCTGTGGTGATGGATCTCAATGGGGCATTAGCATTTCATACTCAATCCAGCCAGAGCCAAAGGGTATTGCTGAGTGTTTCCGTATCTGCGAAAAGTGGATTGGAAAAGATGATGTCACACTTATTCTTGGTGATAATATTTTTTATGGAAACGAATTGATTAATCGATTTAATTCAGCAACTTGGAATAATGTCGGTTGTACTCTATTTGCATATCATGTGAACGATCCAGAAAGGTTTGGTGTCGTTGAACTCAATGCAGACGGTGATATCATAGGAATTGTTGAGAAACCAAAATTTGCTCCGAGTAACTATGCTGTCACTGGGCTTTACTTTTATGATAATAAAGTAGTGGACTATGCATGGCAGATCTTACCTTCAGCAAGAGGTGAGTTGGAAATTACAGATATTAATAATCTGTATTTAAAGAATCACGATGTTAAGGTTGAGTATCTCAATCGTGGCATTGCGTGGATTGATACTGGTACTTTTGAATCACTCTCAGAAGCATCCGTATTCGTTGGGTCTGTGCAGCGTAGAACTGGTATGATGATCGCATGTCCTGAAGAAATTGCGTTTAAGAATGCATGGATTACTGCACACCAAGTTCGTGCGTCAGCAGACAAATATCATAAATCTGATTATGGGAAATATCTGGGAAGGATACTACAACAACATGAATATATTAATCGTCGGTAGAGGTTGGGTTGGTCTAAAAGCATTCGACCAACTTGTTATAAAAGGGCATGTGGTTACAATCTGCCCACACCATAAAGCTGAACTTGCTATTCAGAAAAACAGTTATGACTGGGTCATAAACTGTGCTGGTGTAACAGGTTCGCCAAATGTAGATGCATGCGAAAAAATTAAACGAGAAACAATGGAAGCGAATGGAATTTTTCCATTGAGACTTCTAGAAGAATGCGATAAAGTTGACGCAAGATTTGCGCACTTCTCGAGCGGATGTATCTACGAAGGAGAAATTGACGATGTTTATGCGGATCCCAATTTCTTCGGTAGTGCCTATTCAGTGAGCAAGGGTGTGTCGGATCTCTTGTTAAAAGATCGATGCTTGCTTTTTAGAGTACGCTTGCCATTTGATGATACGAACAATTCTAAAAACCTTTTGCAAAAGTTGTATAATTATTCAAAATCAGGTAAACTAATGGAAGGTGGTCTAAACTCAATTACAGATATTGACGAAGCTGTAGAGCATGCAATTAATCTGATTGAAAAGGATGCAAATGGTCCTTTTAATCTTGTCAATTGGGATCCAATCACGAATCATGAAATTACTGACATGATGGGATTAGATTGCGATTGGTATACGAAAGAAGAATTTGTAGGTGTAACTACTGCTCGTCGTTCTAATTGTGTCATTCCTGCTTATGAGAGAATGTCACCTGTTAAAATCGCTTTGGCTAAACGAATTGAAATATTTAAGGAAACATTATGAGTGATGTGAAACAAATGATTGAAGAACTGGTTGCTGCTGTTGGCACACCGAAGTATGCGTATAACTGTAAGCAATTCGATCCTGAGAAAGACACAGTATTTTATTCTGGTCCTTATTGGGATGAGAAAGAAATTATTGCTGGTGTTACTGCATTTTTAACAGGCAAGTGGCTTGTTTCTGGTGAAAATGTTGCCAAGTTTCAATGGGCATTTGGTCACAAGTTTAATGTTAAACACTGTCACATGGTAAACTCTGGTTCATCGGCTAATTTGACGATGGTTGCTGCTCTTAAGAAACACTTGGGTTGGAAAGATGGTGATCAAGTTATCGTATCACCAGTAGGCTTCCCGACCACGATTGCTCCATTGGTTCAAAATGGACTTGTTCCAGTCTTTGTCGATATTGAGATGGAAACACTCAATTTTAATCTTAACAATGTTGAAAATCAAATCACCGATAAAACAGTTGCGATTTTTGTTTCACCTGTTCTTGGCAATCCACCTGATATGGATATTCTCAAGACAATGTGTGAAAAGCACAATATTCTTTTGATTGGTGATAACTGTGACTCACTTGGAACGAAATGGGATGGTAAGTTATTGACGGATTATTATTATTCGTGGACAACATCGTTCTACCCTGCGCACCATATGTCAACTGGCGAAGGTGGCATGGTTTGTTCAAATGACGAGCAACTCATCAACATTGCTCGTAGCATTAGTTGGTGGGGTCGTGATTGTCGTTGCGTTGGTTCTGCAAATCTATTGGCTTGTGGAACATGTGGCAATAGATTTGATAAGTGGCTTGAGGGTTATAATGGAATAATTGATCACAAGTATCTGTTTACAAACATGGGATATAATCTAAAGCCATTAGATCTTCAGGGTGCAATTGGTATTGAACAACTGAAGAAGATTGATGACATTGATGTAAAACGAAGAGCAAATTTTAAACGCATCAAGGACATCTTCCATCGATACATTCCTGGAGTTCGTGTTGCTTCTGCTTTAGATAATGCAGATCCTTCTTGGTTTGGAATTCCATTAATTACAGACACGCCTGAGTTGAAAGAAAAACTCCAAGCCTTCTGTGAAGCAAATCGAATACAGACTCGTAATTACTTTGCAGGAAATATTCTGTTGCATCCTGGTTATAAGCATCTTGATGATGCTTCGAAGTATCCAAATGCGAACAAAGCATTGAGCAATGTATTCTTCGTCGGTTGCCCACCGCATTATGGCGAAGATGTATTTGCTTATTACGAAAGCGTGATGGCAAAATGGCAATCGTAAACGTTTTCGGAGCACATGGTTTTGTCGGAAGTGAATATTGTAAAATATCAAAACAAGATTATATTAAAAATGATAGAGATAATTACCAAGTACAAAGTGCAAATTGCGTTTACTTTATTAGTACCGTTGATAACTATAATATACACATCGACTCTCTTTTGGATATTAACACTAATCTCATTGTCCTCGTAAAAGTTCTCGATGAATATAGAAATTATGTAAAAGAAACTGGTGAGAAAGGCACCTTTAATTTCATCAGTTCTTGGTTTGTTTACGGTAAAGATTCTGGCTTCAAGGAAGGCTCTCGTGGCATTCCTGAAACTGATTCTTGCGATCCAAAAGGATTTTATTCAATCACAAAGCGATGTGCTGAACAGTTGCTTATGTCTTACTGTGAAACATTTGATTTAAACTATCGTATATTAAGATTAGCAAATGTTCTTGGTAAAGAAGATAAGAAGGTTTCTGCGAAGAAAAATGCTCTTCAATATCTGATAAAGGAGCTCGAAGCCAATCGCCCTGTTGATCTCTATGACTCTGGTTATTTTTATCGTGATTATATTGATGTTAGAGATTGCGCTCGAGCCATCGATATCTGTGTACGAACTGGCGAACAAAATAGCATCTATAATATTGGAAATGGTGTGCCGATAGTCTTTCGAGATGTTATTCGCTACGCTCGAGATGCGATGGAATCTGGCTCAGAAATTCGCACCATTGAACAGAAAGAGTTTCACAAGAAAGTCCAATCCTCTCGCTCTTTCTTTATGGACAATGCTAAATTAAGAGCACTTGGGTACAAACAAAAATATCAAATTTATGAAACAATTGATCAAATTATACATAATGTCTTAACGAATAAAAATAACTAAATAAGATTGTACAATCCCACAGTGTGGAAGAATTATGTTACGATTTACTCTATTCGTAGAATCTATTTTAGTTGAAGCCAAAGCCGATGCTCCTGGAATTCTCCACATCGAGCATCCATCAGATCGAACATTTGATGGTCATGAAGCCGCCCACCACGCAGTCAATACAATTAAAGGTGTTGCGCAAGGAAAAACTCCTGTAACTCGTAAAATTGACGATAAAATGTCATTTCAAACCAAACGCGAAAGTGATGGACGCGTTGGTGTTAAGTATAAGGGCACAGGTTCAACTTATAATTACTCTGAAGCCGATGTAGACAAGCAACATGGTCATAAACCATACCTTGCAAAGCCTCTCAAAGCAGTTTTAGCCCATGCTTCTAAAGTTTTACCGAAAGGGAAGGGTGAATATCAAGGTGGATTTATGTCTACACCTGAATCTCGCGAAGAAAAGGGTGGAAAAATTCGCCATACACCGAATACCTTAAC